TTATAAGTTAATTAAATATAATGATATTCGACCGAGCCCTCGTGTGCGTACAAGAGGGAACAAAAAATATGAACTCAGAATTAAATTCTGAGTTGGATGCAGTCTATCAGGTTGGCTACCTTTTAGATCATGGTGAGGATAGGGTTCACATAGGAACTAACTCTTCACCCATTATTACGGATATTACGCAAATCAATGCGAATATATTGGAAGCTTCACGCTCCTCTAAAACCGTCTGCAGGCTTGATGTCGACGAAAGTGACAATCAAGATCAGGTGTGCGAACAGCAACCGAATTCCCATAAATCTGAGAAGGAGGGTTGTGATGTAGAAGTGATCGAAAGAATTAAAACTCTTGAGGATCATGTGGCTAAAATCAAGTCACGGTTCACACAGAATGATGGCATTGCGACAGTCAAAGATGTAAGGATTGATGATCCAACAGTCTTTGAGGCAAAAACCTTATTAAAGAACAAAAGTAATCTCAAATGGTTACAGTTTTCTTCGTTTTTCTTAAAAATGAAACCAGATGAAAAGGAGACGCTCTGTGAGCCATTACATAACATCTGGGAAGTCATAATTGACCTGTTTCGTTCAATCATAATCTATGGTTACGGTATCAAAAAGGAATTATTGAGAGGGAGAATGCTAAAAGTCTGGATGACTTGGTGTATCGAATGTTTCGACATTGACAGCATAAAGAATGTAGGGGGCAAGGATTTTAAGATATCGGCTTGGATAAAGCTTGTAAAATTTAAACTTGCTGCGTTTGCATCATTTGCTAAAAGCTCGGACGTGCTACCAAAGTCACCACTTAAAACTCTCAAATCAAATGCTTCTATGATTCTAGACAAGGAATTTCGTTCTTGGTTTCTTTCACTGAAAGGAGATCAGGACCTTGTATCAAGGATTTATTATATGTCGCTTACTGACACTCTAGCTCGCGGAGCTAAGAAAGGTGCAGCCCGGTCCACAGAATCGGATTGTATTGTTTCATGTATCGAAACCTTCGAACTATTTACAACCTCAAAGGAGAAACCCACTTATAAAGTGGAATCAACTATAGGTGGATTTATAGACGGAAACGGTATAGATATGGGTGTAACAGATATGCTATATGAAGTGGAAAGAACTGTCAAGGAACTCATTGTCTTTGACGCAGATTTTGTTATGTTATATACAAACTGCCCAAGCTTCTCATCATCAGTTAGAACTTCAACCTTAAATGGGGGTCAAGTTCATGATGTAAAGGAGTATCTTCCAAAATTCCAAAGAGAACCAATAATAACAAAGAAATTTGGTATGTTCACGGATCCATTTCCTATGGATGGCTACAATGACACTGGAGAGAGTAACCCTGTTTGCGCTTCGCCTCTCGAATCAATTGATATTGATTCTGAGGAGATGACTAAGCACATTGGTGAAATGTACAGTTCAGCTTATATCGAATGGACAATAAACCCAGATAATGTCGGAACAGACTTAGATATTGAGGAACTTTATGAAAAGTGCCTATCTTATGACTCAATAATCAAACCAATAGGACTCAAAGAAGCCCTAAAGGTGAGGGGAATAACAACTTGTGATGGTTTAGAAACGTGGTTACTAAAACCCTTACAGAAATACTTATCGAAAACACTACTTAAGTTTAAGTGTTTTGCGGTTACAGGAGGACCTCTATCAGATTTAGATCTGAAGAGAGTAATCAAACAACTGCATCACGACGAATTTATGATTTCAGGAGATTATGATAACGCTACTAACATGATGATAGGTGAATACACTAGGAAGTGCATCACTACGATTTGTGAACAGTTAGAGTTACCAGAATATGTTAAGAAAGTTGCTGTGAGATCTTTGTGCGACAACAAAGTGCGTTATGGTTATAGGGATCGATATGGATCAGGTAAATTAGATTACGAAGAATTTAGATTCGAAGGTGATCAGAAAGAAGCACAACCAATGGGTAAGATTTTATCTTTTGTGGTTCTTTGCATCGTTAATTTAACTGTATGTCGAAAGGCAATCGAGCTGGATCGGAAATGCGAGATTCTTTGTAAGAATTTTCCAGGACTGATTAATGGTGATGATTGCTGCTTCCCGCTTAGGAGAATTGAACATTGGGTTGGTACTTCGGCTATGGTCGGACTATTTAACTCAATCGGTAAAACTTTTAAGTCAAAGGAATTTGTGGAAATGAATTCTAGAACCTTTTTAATAACATCAAACGAACTAACAGAAAACTACAGAAAAGATCTCAAATTTACAGAGGTCCCGTTCGTGAATTTTGGTTTAATGAAAGGCATGGTTAGGTCTGCTTCAACAGAAGAGAAACCAGGTATTAAAAGTAATCCTGAAGCTGAAAGGAAAAGAGATGTGATCGAGGCAACTTCCCGTATGGGCTGGTGTCACAAAGAATTAACTAAAGGTTTTAGTTTCTTCTACGACGATCTTGACTACTTATTTAAAAGCTATCATAACAAGTATCTATTATCAAAAGAACTTGCCGGAATACCATTCTATATTCCTTTTTGGCTGGGTGGTCTCGGATTAGATCCAGGCCCAGACTTCGAAAAGAAGATTACACTTGATCAACTCAAATGCGCAAGAGAAATTTATCAGAACATGAATAAGAAGAACAAACGACCACAAAGTGTTTGTTTATCAAAAACTTGTTTAATCGATGATATAATTTCAAAATACACAAATAAATATGCGAAAGAGTTAGATTTGACTTTGGAAATCCCAGATTTTCAGACTCTTATCTCTCAAGATGAGGATGTTAATTATAACCTTTTAATGGAAAATCAAAAAGTTTACTCTTCCCTCGTAGAGTACGTTTGGCGCGACAAGCCCTTAAGTGAGTTCTTCACTATTATAGATGACAATTTCATCTCCGTTTCGGCGCGGTTATCAATTAGAAAATTAATGAAAAATCAGAAATTATGGCTAAATGCTTATAATAAATCTAAACATGTTGATATGAAACCCCTCGAATGGTATAAATTGTGGCATCAAAAACAAAATAAGGTTTTGCCTTTGGTCTTAGAAGATCCTGTTCGTAGCTATAAGAAGCACGTCCAGAGATTGAATGACAATCAGACTCCGATATAAATAAATAAAACTCCGAATAAGAATCATGTAAATAATTGTAAATAATTAAGATTCGTTTTGATATTCGCCTTCAAAAGAAGCTAAAGTTTTGTTAGAAAGTATAAATAAGATAGTCAAGTAACTGCACCTAAAAGCATGGTGATGATATTTGATGATTGGTATAATAATTTACGTTTTGTATTTAGTAAATTATATTTTGCGCTAATCATTTCTATATTTAGAAATCTAGGAGTCCTTGAG